AAGTGGAAACAGTGGAGATATATTACTAGAAAATATGAAACAGCAAGGAATTGGAACATTCCAAGCAAATAAACTTCAAGCATGGTTAATGTCAGATAAAGACGTAAGAGCAGGAGAAGAATATAACAAAAACTACGATTATCACGTAGGAGTAGGTGAAGGTAGTCAATATGCAAAACAAGTAGAAGCAGCACTGTTCAAAACAGAAGCAGAAAAAATGAACTTAGATGCAAATGCATTACTAACAAACAAAAAAGCAGAAGGATACTGGAAAGAACTATTGAATGAAACAAAACGAGCAGACGCAAGTGGAATACAAGCAGCAGCGCAAAAATTAAGTTCAGAATGGAACACTGGAGAATTCACAAACTGGAAAACATGGACAGAACTAGCAAAAGGTGCAATACAAAGCGCAGGATCGCTAATAAAAGGTGGTAACACAAGAGAAACAATAAGCGAAGGAATGAAAGACGCAGAAGGTGGATACTGGAATAAAACTATATCAAAAACAAAATAATGTGTTTGTATCCAAAACTAATAAAAAATAGGAAATATATCAGTAATAAAAAAAACGGGGGGAATATCCCCCCCGTAACTGATGAAAGAGTACTAATGGTACCCGTAGGGTGTCAAAAATGTATAGAATGTAAAAAACAAAAAGCAAGAAATTGGCAAGTAAGATTACAAGAAGAAATAAGACACAATAAAAATGGTAAATTCGTAACACTAACATTCAGCAATGAAAGTATAAAAGAACTAGCAAACGAAATAAAAGGACTAGACGGTTACAATCTAGACAACGAAATAGCAACACTAGCAACAAGAAGATTTTTAGAAAGATATAGAAAAAAATATAAAAAAAGCATAAGACATTGGCTAGTAACAGAACTAGGAGGAAACGGAACAGAAAACATACACCTACATGGAATACTATGGGTAGGAAATGAAATGAAAGAAAAAGATGAAAAAATAGATGAAGATGAAGAAATAAAAAAAATATGGAAATATGGATTTACATGGATAGGAAATAAAAACAACGGAGGATACGTAAACGAAAAAACAATAAATTACGTCGTAAAATATGTAAATAAAACAGATGAAAAACATAAAGAATATAATAGTAAAATACTCACTAGCGCTGGAATCGGAAGAAACTACACTCAAAGACCAGACGCAGAAAAAAATAAATATAATAAAGAAGAAACAAAAGAAACATACACAACAAAACAAGGAATAAAATTACCATTACCAATATACTACAGAAACCAAATATATACAGAAGAAGAAAAAGAAAAATTATGGTTAATAAAATTGGATAAAGAAGTAAGATATGTATGTGGAGAAAAAGTAGATATAAGTAAAGGAGAAGAAGACTACTATAAAAAATTAGAATACTACAGAAAAAAAAATAAAAGACTAGGTTACGGAGATGACAGTAAAAACTGGCAACTAAAAAGATACGAAAACGAAAGAAGAAACCTAAAAACATTAACGAGAATAAAAAACGCCAAAAATTAAACCCACCTGCCGTGGGGGCGAATCTCAATAAATGAAAATATAAAATTTTCACTTATCTACGATTAAGTACGCATGAAAATGTTAAAAAAATGTTAAAAACAAAATGTATAAAAAAAAATACATACATTTACAAAAAAAAAATAATATAAACAAATAAATATGAACAAATATGAAGTAAAAGGAACAATAAAAAAATGGTATACGATGACAGAGTACGTCGATATCGAAACGGGTGAATTAATCACAAAAACAAAATTCGAAAAAGAATATTATAAAATAAATTCAACAAGAAAAATAGAAATACATGAAAACTACGGAACAATTAAATACATTAACGAATGTAAACCTACTAGACAAACAAGACTCTTCAAGTGAATTAACATTCGAACAAATTGAAGGTACACCGTTTACAGTAGTACAAGAAGGAAAAGAATATTTCAGTATAATCGGAAGCCACCGAATTACAGAGACGTTCTTAACAAAAGAAATATGTATAGAAGAAACAAAAAAAATTACTTGGGATAGAATAGTACAAGTAATATGGGCAATAAGCTCAAAAATTGAACAAATTAACAACTTAAAAACAAAAAAAGATGAGTAGTGTAACATTAGGGGGAGATAGACTAGGCTCCGGAAAACAACAAAAAATAGACTTAAAAAATTACAGCAGAAGTACACATGACTTGAGCTACCTATGGAGAAGTACAATGGCGTCAGGAACACTAGTACCATTCTTATCAGAAGTAGGATTGCCTGGTGATAGCTTCGAAATAGATTTAGAAGCAGATATTAAAACAACTCCAACAGTAGGTCCATTATTCGGAAGCTATAAAGTACAATTAGATGTATTTAGCTGTCCAATAAGATTATACAATGGTAAGTTACATATGAACTTACTAAATATTGGACTAAACATGTCAGAAATAAAACTTCCTCAAATATTAATACAAGCAGACGGAGCAGCATTAGAAGACAATGACCAAATCAACCCAAGTAGCTTATTAAGCTATCTAAATATTAGAGGTCTTGGAAGAGGAACTGAAGGACAAACAGTAGAAAGAGAATTTAATGCAATTCCTTATCTAGCTTATTGGGATGTATATAAAAACTACTATGCAAACAAACAAGAAGAAATAGGAGCTTATATTCATAACGACCAAGCAGAAAATGTAAATGCCATTATACCTGATGAAAGTTTTATTTATAATGTAGTTAATGTTGGTACAGATATGGATAGTTTGCCAGCAGTGATAGAACCATATCAAAGTAAATTAGAATTACAATTTAATTTACCATATGAACCTGCAATTGATACAATATCATTTACATATACAAGTCAATTTTACCCTGATGGTGTAACAACAATATTATCTCAAATGTGGAGTAGTATTGTATGGGATGCAACTAATCAAAAATTAATTTGTACAATGCCAACAAATTATTGGAATACAGCAGGACAGGTAACACTAGAAAATCTAAACTATACAGGTAATACAATTGACTATACACAAGTGCCAAAAGTAGTAACATTCCCATTATCAAATATTGATGACATGAGAATTGCAATTCTTCAAGATACAGGAAATGCTGGAGCATTTGTAATAGATGTAGATAATGATGCACCATACGGGCCACCACTAGGTGAAGGAGATTTAGGATATTGTAAATTATCAAGTCAAGAGGGATTAGGTTTAAAAACATATCAAAGTGACTTATTTAATAACTGGATAAGTACTGAATGGATTGACGGTAATAACGGTATAAATGAAATTACAGCAGTAGATACTACAAGTGGTGAATTTACAATTAATCAATTACAAATTAATAATAAAATCTACGAAATGCTAAACAGAATTGCTGTAAGCGGTGGAAGTTATGACGATTGGTTAAACGCAGTTTATACACATGAAAGAACAAGAAGCCAAGAAAACCCAATGTATATGGGTGGATTAATTAAAGAATTAGGATTCCAAGAAGTAGTAAGTAATGCACAAGCTGAAGTACAAGAAACAGCGCAACCATTAGGAACATTAGCAGGTAGAGGTGTACTTACAAATAAGAAAAAAGGAGGTAGTATAAGAATTAAAGTAGATGAACCAAGCTATATAATTGGAATTGTATCACTTACACCAAGAATTGATTATAGTCAAGGTAATAAATGGGACACCAACCTAAAAACTTTAGATGATTTACACAAACCTCAGTTAGATGAAATTGGATTTCAAGATTTAATAACAGACCAAATGGCTTGGTTTGATACAGAAATCGATGAAAATAACGACATTATCTATAGTAGCGCAGGAAAACAACCAGCTTGGATTAATTACATGACAAATGTTAACCAAACAAGAGGAAACTTTGCAGAACAAGGAGGAACAAATGGAAATCAAGGAGGACAAATGTTTATGACATTAAACAGAAGATATGAAAAAGATGAAACGGGAAAAATTAAAGATTTAACAACATATATAGATCCGTCAAAATTCAATAATATCTTTGCAGATACAAGACTAGATGCCCAAAATTTCTGGACACAAATTGCAGTTAATATGGAAGCTAGACGTAAAATGTCTGCTAAATTAATGCCTAATTTATAAAAAAAAAGGGGGAGGAATCCCCCTAATATAAACTTAAAAATATAAAAAAATGTACAAAAGAAGTCAATACACAAATACAAAATTTAATGTTAATGCAAGCATTCAAGGACAAACATTAGAACAAAAAATTGAACAAATCACAAGTAATAAAGAACCAATAAAAGACGGATCACCACTAATTTTTACAGAAAAAAGTGAAGGTGTAAAAGCTGGATATAATATTAGAACGGATAGATTTGAAGTGGCAGTAGATGCCATAGATAAAATGGTCAAAAGTAATATTGCAAAAAGTGAAGCAAAACCACAAATGAACATTGTAAGAGATGACAGCGGAGCTGAGTCAACACAAGGTACTGGAACAGATAAATAAAAAATTTAACCAAAGCGGTACGCATGTGTTCTTATATATCAAGTATACAGTATCGCTTTTAAAAAAGCGCGAAAATTATGCCATATGAATTAGGACAAGCAGCAATCGGTGCAGGAGCAGGATTGCTAGGAATAGGGTTGAACCAACAAGGTAATCAACAACAAATGCAGCAACAACAACAACTAATGCAACAACAATTCCATAATCAACAAGCATTAAACCTACAAGGACAGCAAATTCAACAACAAAATTGGGATTACACTAACTACGGTAATCAAGTTAAACATATGGAGAATGCAGGACTAAATGTAGGTTTAATGTATGGAATGGGTGGAGGCGGAGGCCAAAGCATGGGTGCAGGAAGTAGTGGTGGAGCAAGTGGAGGAAATGCCCCACAAAACACTAACCCAGCAATAATGGGGTTAATGGCTGATGCAGCATTAAAAGCAGCACAAACAGGCTTAGTTAATGCACAAACAAAAAAACTAGAAACAGAAACTCCAACAAGTGGAAACAGTGGAGATATATTACTAGAAAATATGAAACAGCAAGGAATTGGAACATTCCAAGCAAATAAACTTCAAGCATGGTTAATGTCAGATAAGGACGTAAGAGCAGGAGAAGAATATAACAAAAATTACGATTATCACGTAGGAGTAGGTGAAGGCAGCCAATATGCAAAACAAGTAGAAGCAGCACTATTTAAAACACAAGCTGAAAAAAACGACTTAGATGCAAGCGCATTATTAAATAATACAAAAGCGCAAGGATATTGGACAGAATTACTAAATGAAACTAAAAAAGCAGATGCGGCAGGCGTACAAGCAGCAGCTATGAAATTAGCATCAGAATGGAATACTGGAGAATTTACAAACTGGAAAACATGGGCAGATATGGGTATGAAAGCAATACAAAGTGTAAAAGGATTAGTAAAAGGTAATAACACCAAAGAAACAATAAGCGAAGGAATGAAAGATGCAGAAGGAGGATATTGGAATAAAACTATAACTAATATAAAATAATGTGTTTATATCCAAAACTGATAAAAAACAGAAAATACATCAGTAATAAAAAAAACGGGGGGAATATACCCCCCGTTACTGATGAAAGGGTACTAATGGTACCCGTAGGGTGTCAAAAATGTATAGAATGTAAAAAACAAAAAGCAAGAAATTGGCAAGTAAGATT